ACGTTTCGCCTTCAGCAATGGCTAAACCTCTTCGGCCTGCTTTTGCTCGTAACGCTTGTTCGATTACTTCTATGTCTCTAACAGAGAGATTAAATTTTGTATTTGGTTTTACCAAAGCCCTAAGGCCCTTCCGTTTCCTGCTATGATCATACAACATGTAAACACATGTAATACAATCCAAAAGGTACGAAAAGCCAGTGCCTTCTTTACATCTCTTTGTGTAATTGGAAGGAACTCTGGCTTGTCGTTATCGTCAATGCCTACTGGCATGCCAACAGTTCTAGCCCATACTTTAAGCCATCGCCGTTGTCCGCTCATTACATTGCGTTCTTTTTATCTTGAATTTCTGCTCTACGTGCCTTAGTAAGTTTACCAAGATCGCCTAGTGCTTTTCTTGCTCTTGTTGCCGCGGCTTTAACACTTTTATCTTCGAATGTCTCTGATTCTGTAAGATAGTTATTAAATGCCTGCACAATTTGTTCGTGATTTGTCATAGTTTTCTCCTATTTAAATGTTTATTATATATTACTTTTTAGTAGTTGTCAACCACTATTGTAGTGCAATGCCAGTAGTACGTTCAATGTACTGCTTTGCAATGCCCGTTTCGGTCTTTGCGATACAACTAACTGACGTTGCAGTTAAATTGAATTTGCCGTCTGGTGGTACACTAAACATGAACGGTGCTAGACCTAGTCCTTGTTGTTGTGCAATAATTACCATTGGCTTGTTAAGAAGATAAGATTTGTCAGACTCTGAATCAAGTCTAGCAACAATCTCTTCTCCACTACTTAATTTAAAAGATACGGTATCCCCTACCTTATATGGTGCTTCAATTAACATATTATAATGTGTGTCCTGTTCCTGTATAGTTAGTATCTTCAACGTATCTCACAAACTGTTCATAGCCGCCAACTTTATTAGAGCCTACTACAATTTGTGGAAATGTTTTTGCGTTTGGAAAAGTTTCAAATACTTCTTCTCTGGTAAAGTCTTTACCTAGTTCTATGTATTGAAATTGGAATTCATTCTTTTCACAAAACGCTTTTGCTTTCATGCAACTTGGACATGCGGGTTTACCCCAGATAGTTATCATAAACTAAATCCTTTTAGTGCGTCCTTATCCACATCTTGTTTAATTCCACCAATGATGTATGATTCAACTTCAGTCTCCTGAGGTGCAACTTGCAATCCAGATGAACTTAGCCAATGTTGTGTCCAAGGCAATGGGTTAGTATTCACTGGAGCATCAAATATAGCATTTAATCCCAGTGCTTTTAGTCGACGGTTTGCAATGTATTCTACATACTGATGTAGTAGTGTGGTATTCAAACCAATCATACTGCCGTCTTTGAACAAGTATTCAGCCCAGTCTTTTTCTTCTGCGACACATTCGCGCCATAAGTCATATACATCTTCTTGACACTCTTTAGCAATCTTAGCCATGTCTGGATCGTCTTTGCCTTGTGCCCACAGTTTTAATACGTGTGTGCTTAGTGCCAAATGTTGTGCTTCATCTCTAGCAATCAACGAAATAATTTTTGCTGAGCCTTCCATTAGTTTTAATTCACCAAAACCAAATGTACAAGCGAAAGAAACATAAAAACGTAATCCTTCTAAGATGTTTACAGTCTGCATTGCCATATAAAGTTTTTTCTTAACTTCATACATACTGCCTTCTTTACGATGTGTAAAAGCATCAGCGGCTTCTGTAAATGCATCATAGTGTTTAGTAACACTTTCTGCTCTTGCAATAATTTTCTCATCATCAAGAATAGTGTCAAACACTTCTCCTGGATCAGCATAAACATTTTTCATAATGTGTGTATAACTACGACTATGAATCGTTTCAAAAAAGTCCCAAGTAACAATACAACCTTCTAGTTCTGGAATAGATACGTGTGGCAAAAATGCTAGACACGGACCACGCCCTTGAACTGAGTCAAGTAATGTTTGATACTTTAGGTTAGCAGTAAAAATATGTTTCTGCTCTGGACGGAACTGTGCGAAGTCTGCTCTGTCTTTTTGTAAACTAACTTCCTCTGGTCTCCAAAAATAACCTAACATAGTTTGGTTAAGTTTATCAAATACAGGAAATTTAAACACATCATAACGTTGTGTATTTTGATCTGCTCCAAAAAACATATTTTGTTTAGTGAAATCTACTTTGTCTTTATTAAAAACAGTCTTTGCCATCTTGGTTCCTTTTACTTCTTCTACAATAACTATACATTCATATTACTTGTGTGTCAACCTAAATTGCACATGCATCACAATATTCTTCATACTCCTCGTCGGAGCCATTAAACTCTGTACGCTCAACTGGAGATTCTTTTACATTGTCGTGCCATCCTACATTGTGTGCTGGCTCGTCAATTAGTTCGCTTGGATCAGTTTTATAATCATAAGTGTTTTGATAGTAACTAGTCTTCCAACCTAACTTGTAGGTATTTAGCAGGTCTTGAATCATTTGACTCATTGGAACTTCATTATTTTCAAAGTGTGTTGGATTATATGACCAATTACCACTAATTGCTTGATCAAAAAACTTTTGCATTACTGCTACTGTTTTAATATAGCCTTCATTACTTGGCATATCCCATAGTAGCGTATAATGTTGCTTTAGCGTAGTATATTGTGGAACAATCTGCTTAAGAGGCCCTTTTTTGCTTTTCTTAACGGACAAGTAGCCTCTAGGTGGTTCGATTCCATTGGTTGCGTTCGACACAACGGAACTACTCTCTGAAGGCATTTGTGCGGACAATGTGCTGTGCCTAAGACCGTGCTGTCGTATGTCATTGCGTAAAGTATCCCAATCATATTTTAATTTTACCTTAACTACTTCATCAACTTCTTTCTTGTATGTATCAATAGGAAGTATCCCGTCACTGTATTTAGTGCGGTTAAAGTATTCACAAGCACCGCGTTCTTTTGCTAATTCGTTACTTGCTTTAAGCAAATAATATTGAAACGCTTCTGTAAGTTCGTGTACAAGTTTCCATGCTTTTGGATCATCATACTTAACTTTGTTCTTAGCAAGATAATGTGCAAGACCAATATAGCCTACACCTAATGAACGTCTTGCTTTTGTACTTTTCTCTGCCGCTTTAATTGGATAGCGTTGATAGTCAATAATTTCTTCTAATGCTCTTACTGCTAGTTCACATAGTTCTTCTAAGTCGTCAACTGATCTAATTGTTCCTACATTAATTGCACTAAGAATACATAATGCAATTTCACCTTCTTCATCATCAATATGATTAAGTGGTTTAGTTGGCAATGTAATCTCTTGACACAAGTTACTCATGTATACTTTGTCTTTAAAAGAACTGTGTGTATTACAGTGATCAACATTCATAATATAAATGCGTCCTGTTTCTGCACGTTCTTTGATCAACGCACTAAACAATTCCATTGCTGATACTTTTGTCTTTTTAATACTTGTCTTACGTTCATAAGATTCATACAGTTCTTTAAATTTATCTGCATCACCAAAGTATGCTTCATACAATCCTGGCACATCGTGTGGCGAGAAAAGAGTAATGTCGCCACCGGCTAACAGTCTTTCATACATAGTTTTGTTAAGTTGAATTGAATAATCTAATTTACGTACACGATTGTCTTCAGTACCTTTGTTGTTCTTTAGCACAAGGATGTCATTAATCTCTTGATGCCAAAACGGGAAGTGTGTAGTTGCACTGCCACCACGTACACCATTCTGTGTACAACAACGTACTGTTGCTTCAAACTTTTTAAGGAAAGGAATAATACCTGTGTGTGCTACTTCTCCGCCTCTGATTTTTGCATTGACGCCTCTGATTCTTCCTGCGTTGATTCCGATGCCTGCCCTTTGCGCCGTATAGCGTCCAATAGACATATCGCTGGCAAAGATGCTATCAAGAGTGTCGTCGCTGTCAACAAGAACACAACTTGCAAACTGCCTGACAGGGGTCCGGACGCCTGCCATGACCGGCGTTGGGATATTGATTTTAAATAATGAGGTCGCATCGTAGTATCTCCTTACATAATACATTCTATCTTCTTTAGGATATTGTGCAAACAATGTTGCCGCAATCATCATATACATGAACTGAGGAGTCTCAAAAATTTCACCTGATGAACGATCCTGAACAAGATATTTGTCTGCAACCTGACGCAAGCCTGCGTAGGTAAAGTTTTCATCACGTTTGTGTTTAATGTATGCATCTAATGAAGCAATTTCAGTATCAGTATACGATTCTAATATTGCAGGATCATACACACCGCGATCGATATTTTTTTGAATCATTTCTTTGAACGGAATATTTTCGTAACGACCAAAAACTTGTTTGTTAATACCATAAGATAATAAACGTGCCGCGGCATACTGATAGTTAGGTGCATCTAATGAAATTAAATCATTAGCACTTCTAATTAAAATTTCTTGTATTTCGCTAGTACTCATACCATCGTAAAATTGTAAGTTTGCATTCATTTCTATTTGACTTGCACTTATACCTGCTAACCCTTCACATGCTTCTTGCACTACAAAGTGTATTTTATCTATGTTTAGTGGTTCTTTTTTACCAGTTCGTTTTACAATCATGGTACCGTTTGTCATCTGTCTGTCTCCGTTCTTTTGTTTCATTATCTATTCTATGTGGTATTTAGTTTAGGGGTGGCATGTGATGAATCTGTTGCGGTTCTAAGTCTTTGAGAACCTTATCTACATGCTCATGCGTTGAATGTGTAAATCCTAGCACCCTATCTCCTACCACTAACAGATAATAATGCTTTGATCTTTTGTTGTCTATACCAATATGTATCTCAAATTTCTCCTGTGAAAAACGATCAGTTAACTGTAAAGAATAACACATTCCTAGTACACGACAAAAGTCGCAATACATGTTCTCGTTAACTAGTTCCCAAGGTCCAGGCCAAGTACTTGGCGTGTACGGATCTGTTTGGATACTTACCGTAGGTATCTTGTTGTAATAATTGATTACATCTTGCAAAGGATCATCAGAGAGTTCTAACGTTTCTCTAAATGCCGACCATCCAGAGAGCCTTTGCTCATAATTTAATTCATTCATTTATTACCGTTTTGATCTTACGTGGAACTTGAAGGTCCCAGCGTCAGTTGCTGTTGCATTACTTACTTTAATCTCTACTGTATCTTTAGTTGCATCTGCATTTTCATCAACTAAGGCCGCAGAAAGTTCAAAGTTAGTAACAAGTCCTGTAGAACCAGTAAAGTCGAACTGGTCCTTCACAATTATGTTATCGTTGTCATAGTCAACACTGATATAAAGTATACCTGAACGGTGTGCTTGAAAGGCAGTGCTATGATAAACATAATCAATTTCGTAATTTGTATTTGAATCGCCTGGTAGTCTAAAGTATCTGTTTGCTACTGATTGGAATACAACTTCTAAACTTGATGTACCATTCATGTCAAACTGACAACTACCTTCGATTAATGGTGTAAACTTTTGATTTACAATATACTGTTGTTCAAATGATAGTGCTTCAAAACGTTTGAAGAAATCATTTTGACTTGTGTTACCTGTTGTATCATATTTGATAACAGAGTAACTACTGTTTGCTTCAGTGCCGTTATTATTACCTACACTATTATAAGTATTACCTACACTAGCAGTTCCTAACCCTTCTTTAACCCAAATAGCATTACGTGCTACTTCGTCAAATGTACTATTTTGTACTTTAGAGTTTTTAGGACCTGTTTCTTGACCTAATTGTCCTAGTGTTGTATTCTCTCCTAGTGCAATACCATAGCCCAATTCATCAAATGTGCTGTTTCTAATTAATGAATCATTAATAGCAAAGTCACTGTATATACCATAAGACCAACCTTTAATAGTTAGGTTATCAAATGTATTATTGTTACTCATTACAGCGGCACTGTCTCCTATTAGACTAAATGCTTTCTGTCCAGCAATTAATGCATCGCCTGAAGACCAACTACCAATAATTTTCATATCTTTAAAGTTACTATCTCTAACACTGTGCATATCAAACATTACGCCTGCTACACTTTGATTTATAGTCATGTTAGACATTAAAATACTTTTGGCTTGGTTTATAAAACTGTTTGTACTTGTTGCGGCATACGAACCAGGAGTACTATCGCCGTTAACAAATGTAAATGCTTCAGTAGCACTTGTATTTAAAATTGTACTATCTACACCTGAGCCAACAATTTTAGCATATGGCGGAACATTAATTGTTGCAGTTAATTTGTAAGTACCAGGTAACATTACTAATGTTACTCTACTAGATGGATTAGTTTTGTTTGTATTAATATAAAGTTGATCAATGGCTCTTTGAAATGCTATAGTATCATCGGTTGTTCCGTTTCCAACTATGCCAAAGTCTGCACTACTTACTTGATCATCAAAGCGTGATTGCAATGTTCTTTGTATTGGTTGTGTTGAACTTGGTCCAGTTGTTATTCCACTATCATTTCTATATGTGTACTGCCCTGCTAATGCAAAAATATTATCATGTTCTGTAAGAACTTTTGTATTACCAACAGCAGGTGCACCTTCTGAAACGCTACCGTTACCAACGTAAAATTCTTGTGTGTCGATTGCCCATCCAAGTTCACCTGAAGCAAGTTGTGGTAGATTATCTACACCTTTTTTGCCTCGTCTAACTTGTATACGACTGATTTGTACTACTGCCATATTTGTCTCCTGTTATACATATTTATCCGTGTTTCTCATAATATGTATATACTCTATTATACCATTCAGTACGCCAGTCGTCATATTCATGTGGCCATACATCAAATTGCTGATATGTTTCGCCGCCTAGTATCATACCGTCATCTCCTCGGCTACACATAAAAATGTGCCCTTCACGTATATTTGTACCGTAAAGTTCGTTATGTGCTTCAGCATATGCTACTAACTGTAAAAAGTAGTTCTGTACGTATTCTAATTTTTTAGGTTTGTTTGTTTGCTTAAAATCCATAATACACGGATTGCCTTTATACTGTCCTACTAAGTCAGTAGTACCGGCATACATTTGTGGAATATAAAGAGCAACTTCTGATCCCCAAATTTCGTCAACATCATTTAAAGCATTGTCACGTACCTGAGTAGCCATTGCGTGTGCTTTTTTAGCAAACGGATTACCGCCTGGAGTAGGCCATTCGCCAAACTCGATATAGTCTTCAAGATACTTGTGCATTCTTGTTCCTACACCTGCGGCTTCTGTAGTAATTTCTCTTGCTTTAGTTTCACCTACTCGCTTGCGCCAAGCAATAAGTCCTGTCTTGTCGCTAGTGGCGTCTAAGATTGTTGTAACGCTTGCTACAGCGCCACCATCTGGTGTCATGTACTTGCGCTTACCATCTACTTGCTTACGCGAAATAGGTTTATAATCAAATTTATTTGTTATTAGAGTCATCGACTTCGTCCCAATCATGTTGCATAGAAAATGGATCACTGTAGAAAGGATCTACTTCACTGTATCCATCTTGGGCTTCTACTGAAACTATCTCTGGCACGTAATGTTTGATCATGTTTTCGACACCCATCTTTAATGTAATAGTACTACCTGAGCAACCTGAACAGGCTCCTTGTAGTTCTAGTAATAGATGTCCGTCTTTGTAATTTAAGAATTCAATGTTTCCACCGTGTTGAGCAACACCTGGTTTAACATGTGATTCGATTAATTTTTTGACTTCTGTGATGATTTGTTCATCAGTTCTTGTTGTCATAAAGTATGCTCCTAATTTAAGTTAATTATACTAGAAGTATTGCCTATTGTCAACCTAAATCTGTGGCTCTTTTTGCCATTGATGAAACTGTTTTATCTGCACTTGGTTCTTTAGCATCTTGTGGGATGTTGTCCATTGCATCACTTTTAAAAGTAAGTTTTTCTTTGTCAAAGTTTTTGATAAGTGCTTGTACTGCTGGATCAGTATCGTATGCTGTTTTGAATACATCATAACTAAACTGAGATTTACCAACATTTTGCATTAGTTGGTCTAACTGATCAAATGTAAATGTTTTTTGGTCTTTGTTACTGAGGACGGTTAAGACCTTTTTCAACACTTGCGTGTCGACGTTCTCAGTTACGACTTTTTTCCTGCTAGTAACGATCCAATCTTGCGTGAACGTTCTACACTCTCACGTGTTTCACGTCCTGCTTCTTCTTCGCCACCTGCGGCCGCCGCGTCTGCGCCAAAGTCATCTTCTGCTTCGCCTGTTGCTGGATCTACTGCTGGTTCTTCTGCGTCTACAGTTGGCTCCATTGCTGGATCTTCTGCTGGATCTTCAGCACCCATTGCATCTGGCATATCACCTTCGCCTGTTACAATGCCCACACCATTAGTTAATGCTTCGCGTGTTGATTCCATTGCAGTGTACATTGCTTCTAATGAAGGTTTAACTGCGTTAGTAAATGCTTCTGATTTTTCTGAACCTAGTTCGTCTCTGATAGCATCTGCAAGTTCTAACATTGACTCTGTTTGCATTTCTGCTGTGTCTTCCATCCAACCAGTAACTCTATCTACCATGTCTTTAGAAGCCATAACTAATTCTGCGTTATCTTCTGCACCTTCTTTGATAACTGATTCTTTCATTTCTGCTTTGCAATCTTTGCACATTTCTTTAAGTTTTGCTTGATCACAATCTGGATACTTTTTGCAAATTTCTGCTTCGCTCATGCCTTCTTTGCAATGTTTCTCAACTACTGCTTTTGATGGCATTTTGCCTTCTTCTGCTTCAACAATCGCTGGCGTTTCTTTAATTGCTTGATTAAGAACATCTAAAAATAATTTAGACTTTTGATAACTTTCGCTTTTTACTGAATCAAAACTTTCGTTAGTTTCAATATCTTTTAGCATAGTACGTATTTTGTTACGTGCATCTTCTAATTGTGGTAATGTAAATTTGGCAACATCAATTTTGGTGCCATATCTTTTCGCAAGACTCTCATTAAGTGTTGCGGCTGTAATAGGTGTTTTAATTTCTCTAATGTTCATGTTTCATATCCTTGCAGAATTTGTTATAGTTATTTATCATTCTAATTGTATATATAGTCCTCAAGTCGACTTCGACCTCGGTCAATCTTGCTTGTAGCAATATCTAGCCTACATTCTAGCACTTCTTTACGCATTTCATCGTCAGTTACTTTGTAACTATGCTGGAAAAATAATGCATCATTGTAATTCTTTTCAATTTCATAATCAATGTTTAATACTTCAGTGACTACGTTATGACCTTCAGCATGTTTTTTAGCGATAGCAACTGCGGCAGTTTTACTGAATGTTTGTGCTATTTCGCTCTTATGCTTCATATCAAATACAAAACAGCCTTTTTTACCTGATCTAACTATTATGTTACCTATACGAACACTATTCCCTTTTACATACGGAAAAGGAACATCTTCAAGACCTTGCTCAATCAAGGCTTTTAGTTCATTTATTAAGGCTTTCGTCATTTGCAACCACCAAGATATTACCATTATTATGTACTTTACTTACTAAACTCTTACGTATTAACCCTTCAAGAACGAATTGTTCTCTTTCGTCAAATCCCTCAAACGGCATTACACCCTTAATTGTTTTAAGTAAAGACGCTTCTTCATTACTCATTGCAATAGTAAACTGTGTAATTAGTTCATTTAGTTTCATTTCATACCTTGTAGTTGCTTTTTCAGCATGTCAAGTTCGGCTTTTTTAGCCTTAATTTGTTTTTGTGCAACATCCTTCTGCATTTTTTGCATCTTGGCTTGTTGTGCTTGTGCTTTTGGATCAGTTGGATCTGCTCCTGGTTGGCTTGCGGCCGCTTGTGATTGCGTAGGTCCTGGACCTGCGACTTGGTTTGGTGCTACTGCTGTCATGCCTGGACTGCCTGTTGCACCTTGTGGTAAATTTGGTGTGTCTATTTGATCTGCGGCATCTTTTTTGCCTGCTCCACCTGCTCCGCCTCGACCTCCTAGAGCCGCTATGCCTAATGCTCCTAATGCTCCTAGTCCTATACCTGTACCTATTCCGCCACGTCCTTTAACTTTAGGAGCCGCTGTAGTTCCTGCACCTGTTCTTGACTTAACACCTGGTGCTTGCTTTGGCTTAGGTACTTGTTTAGGATTGGTACGTGCTTGTGGTTTAGGTGTTGTTTGTGGTTTTGGTATTGATGTTCCTGGTTTAGGTTGTGCCAATCTTGGTGGCGGTTGCGTATTAGGTTTAGGTGCTGTTGCACTTGCTGGTGGCTTAGGTGTTGCCAATGCCGGTGGTTGTCCTGGTTGCTTAGGTGCTTGTGGATTTATTCTAGGTGCCGGTGTACCAGGGTTTACTTTAGGTGCTTGTCCTGGCTTTGGTTGTTGTATTCTTGGTGGTGCTGAAATCTTTGGTGCTCCACCTGCGGCTGGTGCTGGTGCCGGAGTACTACTTGGTGCTGTTGGTGTTGGTGGTTGCTTAGGTGCTGTAGTTGTTACATTAGGTGGACTTGACTTTGGACCTGTTCTAGCATTGTTACGTCCGCCACTAGTATTTTTAGGATCACGCTTAAATAATTCTTTACCTTTTTTAATTAAATCTTTTACAACAGGAGTGCCACGCTTGACTAGTTCCTTTGCACCTTTTTTAACAACAGGTGCCGCTACTTTAGCCGCTCCTCTTGCTAGTGCTCCTATTGCTGGTGCTACTACTGCTAATGGATTCTCATTAATGATTAGGTCTAGTCTTTCGCCTTTGTCATTTTTATTAAATTCGTCAAACCTCATGAAGTTTTCCTTCTGCCTGCAAACCTTTTCTTAGGTCTTACATTAATACGCTTCAGTCTACGACTTGCTGGATTTGAACGCTTGGTTTTGCTTGTAGCAATTTTAATTTTGTTAGGCTTTTTACGTTTTGTTTTTGAAAGAGTTAGTTTTGCTTTTTGGTTAATAGGACTATTGCATGTTGCCGCTCTAGCAACAATACGTCCTTTACGTATTCCACTTGTGCAACGATACTTACGTACTTGCTTACTACCGCTTTTACTCCAGATAGCCCGTACTGCTTCATCTAACTCGTGATGGTCACCTATCATGTAAAATTCACGTAGCAACATTTAACGTCTCGCTTTGTTCATTGCTTTAATTCTTCTACTAACTGGATTCATACGCTTAGTACGTTTAGATTTACGAGCAATACGTTTACCCATTCTAGCCTGAGTACGCTTTAGCGTAAATCGTGCTTTCATGTTAATAGGTTTAAAACAAGCACTCGGTGATGAAACAATGCGTCCATGCCGAATGCCTCCGGAACATCTGTACTTACGTACGGCTTTGTTTCCTTTTCGTCCCCATATTTGCTTTTCATCTAGGTCAAATGTTTCGTCCAAAGATTCAATCACGGGGTCAGCAATGAGTTCTCTTAAGTTCATACTGTATTTATGTTTAGGAAAGGTTTAGTAAAATAACTACGATTGTAGATAGCAAGCCTGCAACTATAGTTCCGCTTGCTCCAATAATGACTTTTGTCATTGATTGTTGGCCTTTAGTAATATCATCGTGAATGTGATGGACTTTTGTCTCGATTTTATCTAAACGTCCTTCGAGATTTTTATATCTCTGTTCACATAAGTCTACATGTGCTTCTAGGTTTTCACGTTCTAAGGCAGTTGCCATTACATTCTCCATTTTTTCCCTTGCTCAAAGGGTATTAGTAAACTCTAAGTTAGCCTATAAATGTTGTTTGGTGTTTGCCTTATATAGAGTATTTATCATCTATAGGCAAAATCTTAAACAAGATATTACACTTTTTGGTGTCTGATGTCCAAAAGACTGCTTCTTTTAAATTAAGGGTTTCATTTAGATCTCTAATAACAGGGATTAAATTAAAGTCTTGTTCCATCATTTCAACACTGTGTGATTCATCTTGTTCAACAGTAATAGTACAACGCCATACGTTTAGGTTCTTTGTTGCATAGTCACTGCCAAAGCCAACGGCTTTTTGTTTTTTAAATAGTGGGTCTGAAACTTCTACATTAGATCTAAGTCCAAGTGTTTGTACAACACTCATATAGTTTTGTTGCTGTCCGTATGCTAGTTTATCTTCGCCACGGCGTGCATTTGTTTTTGTGATGTCTACTAACGTAGTTAATTCAAATCGGTTCATGTTAGTACTTATCGGTCATAAAAAAAGGCCCAGTAAAAACTGAGCCTTTTAATATTTAAATTATACCAACTATTAAGTTGCTACAAATCCGTCTAAGTCACGTGCTGTTACTGTTGCACTTGAAAGATCGATACTGTCTACTGTACCCATGTTCTGTAGGCGTACTTGCATTGAAGCCGCTGATTGACCATGTCCGTGTACGATCATAAAGATCTTACCTGCTGTACCTGTTGACTTGTACATAACTGGTGAAAATTCACCAACTATTTGTGCTAAACATCCGTCGATACCATCTTTTGCACTGATATCTACGATTGCGTCGATTTCCATACCAACTAGGTCTGCTGTGTTGTATTGAACGCCGTGATCACGACCGTCTTGATTTACTCTTGCTACTGCTGACATTTTATTCTCCTATTTTCTCTAATGTCCAATTTCGTTTTCTCTAACGAAGTTGTTATATGTATTTACCAAAGAGGAGAAAAAACGCCTATTTACGGCTCTTTTTTGCTCTCTGATGCAGTGCTCTTAGGAGATTTATGTATGCAGGACCTGCTTTTACTATATCATCTAGCATTTTAACCGCCGGAACGTAGCCTTGTACGAACTGACCTGGTACACTTTTACCTTGTTTTGCTAGATTTAAGAAGTTTTTAGTACGCATTACATTTTCTGTGCCTACTATATAACGATATAAACTTATATCACGTGCATCTGTAGTAATATCTGGTACACTTACTGTAGGTTCGTTATCTGCTACTCTTGCTGTTTCTAAGTCGTTGGTTGCAGATAGTTTTCCAAGATCGTCTACTAAATCACTCGTACGTAGTTTTGCTCTTGCGGCAATTAGTAATCTTGTAATAGTATTTTGTTTGTCTTTGGTGCTTAGGCTTTTGTATCTTGTAAGATTTCTACGTACAATTTTATAGTCAGCATTAGTAATATTCAACGCACCTTCAAGTTTGATAAGGAATTGTGAAGTTTGGGTGTATTGATGATTACTTGCAATACTTTTCAGCCAACCATTAAGTTGCATCAAAGGAAGAAACGTTCTTTGTCTCATTGCTTTTGCGGCACTAGGATCTTTTAGTTTGTTCATAGCCTCGTCATTACCATTTACAAAATAAGCAAAGTTATACAAATCTGTACCACTCATTCTATATGCTTTGAACGTGTCATATCCTGTAGTTCTTCTAGCATACTCTCCTGCGGTTCGTCTAAAATAAGCATATTGATTAAGTGCTTCTAATACCAATACACTTAGATACAAACGTTCACAACAATCTGTATACGTTAAACTTTTGACTGTGCCGGCTTGGCGAGTCATACGTGCTTCGTGCATGTCTTTTATAAAAGAAAACTGTGCTTGTTTAGGAGTGTCCAAACTATGGCCTCCTTCCATGGTTGCCCATTCAGTTGCTGTATACTTTTCAGCCATTAATACTATTCTTCTTTGCCGTTTACTGCACTATACAGATCTTCTGCAAATTCTGCTACTTTGTCAACAGCATAATTTACTTTTAATTTGTCTGCTAGGTCTATTGCTTTGAACACTGCGTCTGCTAGATCTTTATCAGATAAGTTAACACTTTCTTGAACTGATTCTTCTTCTGGATCTTCTGGCTCTGGGTCTTTTACCCCTGCGCCTGGTTTTACATCTGCGCCTTTGACTTTAGCAATAATTGCTTTTGCCATTTCAATATCTACGTTAGCATCTTTCAATGCTTCGCCTGGTGTCTTAGGTCCAAATGATGATCCTAGTTTTCCAAATGACGAGCCTAATGCCGCCGCTTTGTTAAACTCTACATCTTCCCATTCGATACCACTTCCTGGCTCTAATGCTGAAGCAATCTTTTGCCCCATTCTTACATACGGCATAAGTTTTGGATCTACATCGTATGGTCCTTCTTGTAAGTCTGTAATTTTCATTTTGTTTTCCTTATCTTTCTACTGCTCTATTTGCGGCAGAGAATGTTTTACGTGGTACTAACTTAATGTCGCCTCCAGGATGTGCTAACACATATCCTTCACCACCCGGCTTGTCACCTATTGACTGTTTGACATCTCCGCCCTGACTGTCAAACTTAGCAATAATATCGTCTTTTGCTTTTTGTATTGCACTTACAACTTTCCACATTGCTTTGAAATGTCCCATGTGCTCTTTTATATATGCAAGAACATTTGCTTTCTTCTTTTCACTAATCTTTGCTGATTGTAGCCAATTAGCAAAGTCTCCACCTAAGTTATCTAATCCTGTGTCAACTTTACTGTTGATGTATGCATAAAATATTTTAGGTAAATCTGTCATTTGCTTCGCTCTTAGGCTAGGCTCATCAAGCATTGCATCTAGTCCTTGTGCGTTTTGTTTTACAACGGCTTCTGTTTGGTCTAATATAGATGTATCAACTTCAACTGGTGCTACAGTTGTAACACTTGGAACTACAAATACATCATTGCCTTGGAATATATCTTTGTTTTTAAATGGACCTTCACTACCTTCAGCATCAACTTCTCTATGTATTACAATACCTGTTGTGCTTTTACCAATGCGTTTACCTAAGTCACTCTTAACGTCAATATTATATGTAACTGTTTGTGGCTTAAATGTATAATGTCCGTCTTTTACTTCAGGTGTTGTATAATATAACAAGTCACCTTTGAAGTATCCTCTATAATCTTTTGGCACTGCTTTTTCATACAAACTAAAAATTGTTGCCATCTTATCTGCGAATGCTATACGGCCCGGATCATCTCTGAGTTTGCCACCTGAACGACCGAGCAACTCTTGCTTAATCGCATCTGGACTTTTGGTTCTTCCGACTCCGCCTTTTTTGCCGAAACCTGATTTGTCTGTAAATATAAACTCTCCATTTTCATCGCGGCCAAAAATGAGCGCGGGAGATCCGTCCCATTTGAGTGTAACATTTTTATGCTCTCCTCCTGCCATGTCGCGTAATGATTTAAGGACACGCATTGCGCCTTTACTACCTTCCCAAAATATTACATCTTCAGCATGATCAATACGAGCACCTTCTCTAAGAGTTTCGCCTACAAGTTTTCCTCTTGCTGGATGTGGAGTTTCATTACCGCCAGGTTTACTTTTCTTCTTAATGGCGTCTTTGCCTTTAAGTTGTCCTGCCTTACCTTTTTTATATTCTTTAAATTCTACGTAACGCATTCACTATCTCATTTTCTTGTGTTTGAATTTTCTTTTTATTCCAAGCACTGTTTGGATCTGCTTCTTGGCGATCTACAATTTCTTTTGCACTTGGCATTTTTGCTAGAATACTTTCTACTGATCCTAAGTCACCTGCTGTTGCATTAGGACCTATCAACTGTTTTGCAATATTTTCTAAGTCATTACTTACAAGTTCGTTTGTATCTCTGTTGACTAAACCTTTATAGGGGCTCCATTTGAATCCTTTTTCTTTTGCAAGGTCAGCAAGCATAATTTGTTTATGAATACCTTTGTACGGAGAACCTTTAGGCAAATCGTGTACATGAAACTTACTTGCAGTTTCTCCATTGTCAACTACCATAATGTCAACTTGCTGTGGAGTGTCTCCTACTGTAGTTTTTACGTGTACAATCTGTCCTGTCTTTTTAGTTTCAAATCCTGCTTGTTGAAACATCTTTTCTAATTCTACTTTAGCAGTCTTTACGTCAGGTGCTTTGAATCTCTTTATAAGTTGTCCTGCATCTGCAATCATATCTAAGTCGCCACTCATCTTACCTGGTGTAGGAGTTGCGCCTGATCCAATTGGTAATGCTTTAACACCTGCTTTGGTCATTACACCATTAATCTGTTTCATCATATCAGGAATAATCTTTTGATCAAAGTCTGCTGTTCCTTGGAAAATATTACCACCTTCTGTAATAATACTTTCTTTTACATAGTAACGTTGCCCACTAGGTAATTGATTATATCTCAATGCACCTTCCTTACCAGTAAGTGGTTGTGATCCATCATTTGGTATCCATAAGTCTTTATCTGGAGCATACTGATAACCAATTTCATTATTGTCTTTGAAGCCTGCTATCTGTGGAATTTGACTTGGATTAATTTTATCGTTTCTACTTTGCACTGGCTTTTTAGCATCTGGCTTTTTCTTAACTACTTTTTTCTTTACTGTTTTTGTTTTCTTTTTTATTTGATCAATTGAAGGCTTTTCATCAGGTCCTGGTTTACCAGTTGTTCCCTGCATTGTTTGTATTGCTTTCATAGGAAAACTAGTACGAACCCAATCGTCTGCTTTTTTAACCCAACTATCGTCATCTTTACTAACGGTTTTCATAGATTTGGATTTTTTAGGTCCTTCGTTTAGTAGATCATTTATCTTCATTTTTTGCTTCCATTACTTTTGACATTACTCTTTTAAATTTACGTGGATCTCCAGTTCTAATAGAATTTAAGAACCTACGTTCTAATTCGTTTGCGGTAGCATCATCATAATTTTCAGCAATTCTATTCAAAAGATTAATCGCACTTTCAATAATATTATTGCCAGTGGCTTCAATTAGATGGTCGTTATTCTTCTTTGAACGTCCAACTGTATTCAATTCTTGCAATATGCTTCTAGTACGTTTTTTCATTAGTTACTCCGATACAGTATTTAGCGTTAGAATAAATATAGATGTAAACTTAGGAGATGGGCATATGTCAATTAACGAATTGAATTTCAAAGAACGATCCCTATTATTTGCTAAACTTTCAAGTATTGCTTATAGTAACATAAAAGAAGCAAAAGGTCAAGTAAAGAAATTAGGGTTTACAACTGTGGAATTCTACAATAAAGATGGGGCGCAAGCATATCGTTTTATGAATAAGACTGATATAGTAATTGCATGTCGTGGAACACAACCGACAGAATTTAATGATTTAAAAGCAGATTTGAAGGCAACACCAGTAATGGCTGAAACTGTAAGTAGGGTACACAGAGGATTTAAGCAAGAAGTAGATGATCTTTGGCCTGATGTGCAAGAAGATTTATTACGAAAAGTAAATGTTAAAAAGACATTATGGTTTTGTGGACACAGTCTAGGTGCGGCAATGGCTACTATTATGGCAAGTCGTTGTATGCATGAGGATAGATTAAATGATCCTGTTGAACTATACACCTTTGGTTCTCCAAGAGTAGGCTGGAGAGGCTATTGTAAAAGTTTGGCTGTAACACATCATCGTTGGAAAAATAACAATGATATAGTTACTACTGTTCCTCTTTGGATTATGGGATATGTGCATCACGGCACACAACATTATCTAAATGCATACGGTAAGTATAGAAAACCTACAGGCTGGCAGATGTTTAAGGATAGATGGCGCGGCATGTGGATGGGCATTAAAAAAGGCAAAATAGATAACTTTGGTGATCACTCTATGGCAGAGTATATCAAACACATATCTAACCTTGACTAATTAATTCTTCCAAAGTTTCTAAAACATTACTGCTATCGTCAGCGGCCCCTAAGTCGATAGCAGTCTTAACACAATTACGAGTAAACTCTAAATCAAAGCGTTTTCCATTTGTATCCATTCCTGTGTTAATCAAATATACTTTACAATCGTTAGCATGAACTTTTTGCATTAGCAAATTGCTATACTCTTTTACTTCGCGTGGCATAAACGGTGATCCGTAGCAAGGACTAAACAAAGGTTTGATTTCGTTTGTTCCTGCTTCAGTGCCTGGCATCTGACTTGTGTATCCTGTTTCAAAGAAACGCCTCACTGTGTCTCCGCTTATCCTACTCAATGGAGGAAACACACCTTTAGCATCCATAGTAAGGAAGAATATATTTTTAGGATGTTCAAACAATACAGACTTATGATATGCATTTTCTACACAATCTATTGGATAACTTAAACGTGCATTAGATGCATTAGGATTTTCTATTACAAGTGTGTTGCGTTCTTTTGCAAGTTCGACAGCATCAAAGATTGTTTTATGTGTTTCAGGCGATAGTCCTTCTGACTTTGCATAGCAACCTGTTTCAATCATTTGAATGCCTTCTTGTTCCCATATCACTTCGTCATCACTAATAAGTTGATAGTCAGGATCACTACTAAGTGTAGTTTTACCTGTGCCAGATAACCCAAACATTAAATTAGTTGTATCTTGATAAGTGAACGCTGAACAATGCATAGGTAAAATACCGTTAGCAGGTGTTTCAAAACTTACAATACCAAACACACCTTTTTTAATCTCACCCAAAAACGTTGTGCCTGCAATCAACATTACTTGTTCATCAAGGTGTACATAAATTTTAGGCTCAGGTATTTCTAAGTCAGTGTTGTGAAGTATTGTCCAATCTGCTGTGTGTTCTAATCCGTTCTCTTCTACAGTAAACATGTTACGGACAAACTGTGCATGCCTATCATCATTTGTTTCTACTCTAAAACAAAACCCGCATGTATAAAAAACTAGATTATGATTGTATTCTAGTTCGTACATTATATTATGAAAGTCTTTGAAGTCTTCTTCAACTCCTATCTTGTTATACTTAGGTCTAGACATATCTAAATGTTTTGTTCTATTGCCAAAGAAGAATTTGTTTTCGGGGCTTCGGCCAGTAGGCGAGGTAGTGATGTTGATGTTCATTTTACAAGGTTCCTATGTAAGCGGCTGTGTCAGCCATGCGACAACTAAATGCCCATTCGTTATCATACCAGCCTAATACTCGACCCATATGATTATCTATAACTTTAGTTTGGTCTGCGGCTATGATACAACTTTCCGCAGTGTGATTGTAATCAATACTAACTAATGGTTGTGTTTCATATCCCAACACACCATTTAAAAAGAGACCAGCATAACTTTCAAATGCTAAATTAACTTCGTCTACATCAATAGGAGTTTCACTTTCAAATGTAAAGTCAACACAACTAACATTTGCAGTAGGAACTCTAATAGCACTTCCAGTTAGTTTACCTTGTAGTTCAGGAATAATTAATCCTATGTTCTTAGTTGCGCCTGTGCTTGTAGGTATCATACTCATACCTGCTGTTCTTGCTCTATAGGGATCTTTATGTCGTCTATCAACTGTGCTTTGATCTCCTGTGTAACTATGAACAGTTGTCATTACTCCTCTTTTAATTCCAAACTCTTTCTGTAACACCATTGCCATAGGAGCAAGGCAATTTGTTGTACAACTAGCATTACTAACAACAAAGTCTGTTGATTCTAATTCGTGATGATTAACACCGTAAACTGTTGTGAAGTCTACATTCTTTGCAGGCGCACTAATTAATACTCTAGTTGCACCATTATCTATATGTTTACTTGCAACCTTTCCATCATTAAACGCACCAGTACATTCTAAAACTACATCTACATCATTCCATTTAAGTTGTGTGATGTCACGTTCATGAGTCCATTCAATGTCGTTGCTAACATGACCGGGGTTACGTCCATGTATACTATCAAACTTTAATAAATGCAAATTACTTTCTTTGTCGCCACTTGCATTTATTTTTACTAGTTCTAAGTCGTTACGTTCATTTATAATGTGCCGGGCAACACATCGACCTATACGACCAAATCCGTTTATACCAACCCGTACCATTTAGACAAACAGGCTACTAACGGATTCTTCGTTAGTAACTCTACGCATTGCTTCTCCAAATAGTGGTGCAACACTTACTTGTCTTGTTTTCTTACAGTTCTTTGGACATCGATCGGCAATTGAATCAGTAACTACTAATTCATCTAATACACTTTTCTCAACCTTCTGACAGGCATCGTCGGACAGTACACCGTGTGTGATATATGCTCTAACACTTAAAGCACCTTGATCCATGATTGCTTTGGCCGCATTGCATAGTGTTCCGCCTGAGTCTACAATGTCATCAACAAGGATAGCATGTTTGCCTTTGACATCTCCAATTAGATTCATTACTTCTGACTTGCCTGCTTCAGGACGCATCTTGTCTACAATAGCAATGTCTCCATTAAACATATCAGCAAACTTTCTAGCACGAACAACTCCGCCTGCGTCCGGTGAAACAAAAACAGTCTTTGCTTGTTCTACATCTGGTTCGTCGATAATACCAATTGAACGTTTTATATCTTTTGCAAATACTACACGGCTTGTTAAATCATCCACTGGGATATCAAAGAAGCCTTGTATCTGTCCTGCATGTAGATCCATTGTAAGGATCCTATCTGCACCTGCTGTAACTAACAAGTTGGCAACTAGTTTTGCTGTAATAGGAGTACGACTTGCACTCTTACGATCTTGTCTTGCATAACCAAAGTAAGGAATGACTGCTGTAATTCTACTTGCACTTGATCTACGTGCCGCATCAATCATAATCAACAGTTCCATAAGACTATCATTAACAGGCGTACATGTACTTTGTACTATAAACACATCTTCACCGCGAATGTTTTCGTTAAACTCTACACTAGATTCTCCATCTGCAAACGTGCTGACGTTTGCTGGAACAAGACTAGCAAAACAGTGTTCTGCTATCTCTTGTGCTAATTTAGGATTAGCATTTCCTGTAATGATTTTCATCTTCAAGTTGGGTCCTTTCTAACCTGTTGGTTGTAATTGTCTGCTTCTTCAAGTATAGTTATACGTCCTCCTGCGACCTGAGCAGACCTTATGGTTGCAGTAACGTCTTTAGGAAAACAATGTCCTCCATAGCCACGTGCATTACGTGATACTAAACTATGGCTAGCATTGATTCGCTTGTCGTCTGTAATAACTTTTCTAACTGTTTCAAAGTCTATTTCTTGTGCATCACAAAAGTCTTTTACTTGATTAAAGTAAGTAACCTTTAGTGCTAAGAAACTATTTCTTAATTGCTTGGCGGCAATAAGTTCTTTAGGATCTGCTGGAGTAACGCTAATTGAACCTAGTGCATCTATAAACAATTCTGCCCAAAAATTTGTATCTCCTCCGCCTACATACATATGATCATTTAATCTAAAATCAGTTTTCCAATGTGCCGCACGTAGGAACTCTGGAGAGTAACTAACATTTTTATTCTTACAACAATCTGTTACTAACTTCCAGCCTTCTATACTCATTGTACTTTTAATTAAGTAAGGAACATTAGGACCATCATCAAGGACATCACCTACATTGGTTACATCACAATGACCATTACTACTTCCTGGTGTGCTGACACAAATAATAATTGCATCTGCATGACGTAAGTCTCCGTAGTGGCCTTGTGCAGGGTCGCTAATAATAATATCGTGGTAAGGTTCAAGCATTAATTCGTGTGCTTTACCTACGTATCCGTATCCTGCTATTCCTATTTTCATCCTATCATCCAATTATAAACTGCTCTCATTGCAAGTAACATATACATAAGTTCCATCATTGCTCGTGGAATGTCTTTGTCTTTGACTGCAAAGTAAATCCACATCAAACAACTAACACAAGCCATTACCCAACCTACTGCTTGAGTATCAGGATTAGCATCTGATAAAACATAAGCGGCGGCAATGGCTATTAGAAATCCAATCCATCTACCTTTGTCTAGTTTTTGATAGAACCTTATTTTCATATTGTTATTATACTTTCTTTACTTTATATTGTCAAATAAAAAAGGCAGTGCCGTCGAACACTACCTTTCCATTTTAATATCCGTTAGGTACAATAACATAGTGTATCATTAACACTACGCCTACTGAAGCACCTAGTCCTATCATCATCTTGATGAAGTCTTTGGTAACCAACGGAAACACTGTCTTGAATTTTTCTTTGCCTGTCATAGTTGCCATAGCAAGTTCTCGTCCACATAACAATCCTACGAACACCCATGTTGTTGACATTGGAATATCATTTAGTTCTTTAAAGAACCAAAGTATAAGAAAGTATACTGCATCAATTATTGTAGCACTACGAACATATCTTGTGTTGTGCTTTTCAATAACAATATTTTGTATCTTACCTCCACCCTCTTTGAACATAAAGCCTAAGCCTACAATAAACACAAGTGAAATCATTACCATTAGATCCCAAGGTATCTCTCTAGGCAGGAACACAGCAATGTTTGCCATGTCATGGCTTAACCAAGTGAACCATAGGAAGCCTGTGGTTACCCACTGTCCTATTCTCCACCATCGTTTGTGTTCTTCTTT